GTGAGTTCATCCGCGGTTGGGATAGCGGGCGCGGAGTCGACACCGGACGCGCATTTGGCTCGGCCCAAACTGCTTCGGGCCTTGGCCACATCGGGACAGACGCTACCAGCAACCAGCTGGCGATGAGCGTCGATCAGGTCGAAAACAATACCTACGAGGGTTATTCCTACCCGGGTCGGCTTGACTCCGGGCAGGCAGGCACCGCCACGCAGAAGCGGTGGAGGATTCGCCCGCGTAACGTTGCAATGCTTCCGTGCATAAAGGCGCGGCTGCTGACCAACGTAGACATTGCGCTGATGCAGCAGGCTCAGTCAATGTACCTGCTGCTTTCCGGCGGCACGCTGACAGGGGCTTTAACGCTTTTCGGCAACGCCACGCAGAACCTTCAGGCGGTGACTAAACAGCAGATGGACGCCGCCGACGCTCTTAACGTTGCGTTGGCCTCGTTCACCGGCACAAACCAGTCCCTCGCCGCGTCTGGATTTCAGAAACTTCCTGGCGGGTTAATCATTCAGTGGGGGTCTGTGAGCGGTTTGACTACGACGACTCCGTCAAATGTTACGTTCCCTGTTTCTTTTCCGACCGCTTGCAGACAAGTTGTTGCGACAATGATTGGTGGGCCGTCGGGAGTTGTTCAGGTTTACAGTTTTACAGCGTCGGGTTGTGGGATAAATCTCTCTACTTCTTTCAACGCAGGGTCGCAAGCAACCTGGATCGCAATCGGAAACTAAAACAAATCATGTTCTACGCATCTTCAACTGGCGGCTTTTACAGTCGAGAGATTCACGGCAACAGTATTCCAAAGGACGCCGTGGCAATCACTGACGAGCAGCACGCTGCGCTAATAGAGGGGCAGTCTTCCGGAAAACAAATCGTCCCCGACAAAGACGGCAAACCAACCCTGCAAGATCCGCCGGCGCCAACGGCGGAAGAACTCACAGAGCAGGCTGCGTCCCAGCGCGCTGCCGCTTACGTGAAAGAAGCAGACCCGCTGTTCTTTAAGTCGCAGCGCGGCGAAGCAACCCGCGAAGAATGGCTCGCGAAGGTACAGGAAATTAAAGGCCGCTACCCGAAACCCTAACCTGAAACACTATGGACGTTCTTAAGGACTACGCTCGCCAACCTTCGACTTGGTTGGGAATTATCAAGCTCGGTGTCGCCTTCGGGCTATTCTCAAGCGGCGTCGGCGGCGCAATCTCCGCTCTCGTGGTCGCGGCGCTCGGCGTCGTGGACGTTGTCCGCAAAGAGCAAACCAAGCAGAAGTGACCTATGGGGGGCGAGGAATACAACCCAAACTCTCATGACGCCACGTTCGCGCGCATGGAAACCAAGCTCGATCAACTCATTGAGCACATCAAGAAGCTAGAGCCGCGAATCTCCGCGCTGGAGCAGTTCCGGTGGTATCTGGCCGGGATCTCCGTCGCGCTAACGCTGTCGGCTCAGCTCGCGTGGGAGTGGCTTAAGAATCAGAACCCGCACCACTAGGAAACAACCGCACAAGACCCTTTTAGCACCTAACCCTACTCTCCCATTATGCCCGATCAATTTCTTCACGGCGTGCAGGTCATCGAGGTGACCGACGGCGCGCGCCCGATCCGCACCGTTGAAAGCTCCGTCGTCGGGCTTATCGGCACCGCCCCCGATTCCGAAGGCGCCATCGCAGCGTCCCTTTCCATCGGCTCCGCAGCCGGGAACAACGGCGTCACGCTCAGCGCCGCATCCGCTGGCATCCTGGGCAACGACATTTCGGTTCGCATCGTCAACCCCGGCACAAACTCGGCTTCGCTGACTGTTTCCGTGTCGGCCAAGGCGATTCTGATTTCCCTCGCTACGAGCAGCGCCGGTGCAGTCGCAACGACCGCCGCGCAGCTTCTCACTGCTCTCGCCGCGTCGGTTCCGGCCTCGCTGCTTGTCACCGGCTCCGCTGTCAGCGGTTCATCCGGCGCTGGCCTTGTGTCCCCGCAGGCGACCGTCTTCCTCTCCGGCGGCAAGGATGAAGCCTTCCCGCTGAACACGCCCGTGCTCGTGGCTGCCGACCGCGCTCTTGCGGCTCGCGCTGGCACGACCGGCAGTTTGCCAGCTGCGTTCGACGGCCTCTTCGACCAGGCCGGTGCCGTCATTGTCGTCATCCGCGTTGCCCAGGCAAACGGCTCAGACACTGACGCCGCCACGATCTCTAACGTGATCGGCACGGTTGCCCAGAACGGCGACTTCCTCGGGATGCAGGCGCTTCTCGGCGCCGAGTCACGGCTCGGCGTTGTGCCCCGTATTCTCATCGCCCCCGGCTTCACGCAGGTGCAGGGTATTCTCACGAACCTTGTGAGCATCGCCAACCGCCTTCGCGCGACGATCCTTGCCGACGGCCCCAACACGACCGACGCGGCGGCCCAGTCTTACGCACAGAACTTCGGCAGCGACCGCATCATGCTCATTGACCCGGGCGTCAAAGTGACAGGTTCTGATGGCGGAGAAGCTTACGAGTGGACCTCTCCTCGCGCCGCTGGCTTGCTGGTGAAGTCCGACAATGAACGCGGGTTCTGGTGGTCGCCTTCCAACCAAGAGATCCTCGGCATCGTCGGGACCAAGCGCCCAATCGACTTCGTGCTGGGCGATCCTGCGTCCCGCGCAAACATTCTCAACAGTCAAAACATCACGACGGTGATCCGGCAGAACGGCTTCCGCCTCTGGGGCAACCGCACGCTGAGCGCCGACCCGAAATTCGCGTTCCTCTCTGTGCGCCGCACGGCTGACATGATTAACGACAGCATCCTGCGCGCTCACCTGTGGGCGGTAGATCGCAACATCACCAAGACTTACCTGAGCGACGTGACGGAAGGCGTGAACGCCTACCTGCGCGGCCTGGTGGCTTTGGGCGCGATCCTCGGCGGAACGTGCTGGCCTGACCCTGACCTGAACAGCCCGAGCAACATCTCGCAGGGCAAAGTCTACTTCAACTTTGACTTCACTCCGCCCTACCCGGCAGAGCACGTCACGTTCCAGTCGATCCTCACAAACGGCTACCTTGCCGACCTGATTTCCTAACATGAGCGCTGCAAATCAAATCCTCAAAAACTTCAACCTGTCAGTGGATGGCCGCGGCTACGCGGGCAACATCGACGAGGTGCAGCTTCCCACTCTGACCGTCAAGAATGAAGAGTACCGCGCGGGCGGTATGGACGCGGCGGTCGAGTTGGACATGGGAATGGATAAGCTGGAGACAACCTTCAAGCTTTCCCGCTTCTCTCCCGAGCTGCTGGCTCTGTTCGGCCTCGGCCCCCAGGGCACGGTACAGCTCACGTTCCGTGGCGCTGTTGAATCCTTGGACGGCACGGTTGAACCCGTGAACGTTTACATGACCGGCACCATCGACACCGTGACGCCTGACTCGATCACCCCGGGCGCAAAAGCCGGGTGGCAGTTCAAGATGTCGGTGCGCGCGTACCGCTACGAGCAGAACGGCGTCACCGTCCACGACATCGACGTCGTGAACATGAAGCGCGTTATCGGAGGCACTGACCGGCTCGCGAAAATCCGCGCTGCTGTCGGCCTCTAGTCTCTTTCGCTGGGTGGACAAGCGGTCAAGTCGTCGGGCCCATAACCCGAAGATCAGAGGTTCAAATCCTCTCCCAGCAACCAGTCTCTCACACACAACACCATGACTGACATCACGCTAGATTACCCCATCACAATCAACGGAGCCCAGGTCACGCGCATTCGTTTGCGTCGGCCAAAAACACGGGACACGTTAATTGCCAGAAAGTTGAAAGGCGACAGCGCCGAGCAGGAAATCGCTTTGATAGCGAACCTGGCTGAGTGGTCGCCTGAAGACGTGCAGGAACTCGACGTCGCGGACTACCGCAAAATCCAACAGGCTCTCGAAGCTTTTTTTGGTTAGACGAACAAGACGCACGGCGGGCCGTGTTGTTCGTCGCCCACTTCACAGGGTGGTCTTACTCCGAGTTGATGGAGATGAGCACCGAAGAGTTGGCCGAGTGGGTGGCCGTGATTCCTAAACCGCCCACTTCCTAAAATGGCCACGAAGAAATACGCAGCGACGATTGAGTTTGGAGCCGCTCTTAGCAGCTCCTTCAACTCCGTGCTGGGTGCGACCAAAAAGAAGGTCGATGAGCTTGGCAAGGCGATGGCCAAAACCAAGATGGCCGGTGGACTGGCCGACTCACTGGCTCAGCAGCGGAACAAATTCAGCGACGCGTTCGACTGGAAAGACGGCGTCCAGGGGACCCTTAAAGAGCACAAGCAGAACGCGTTGGAAGCCAACCTGCCCGCTGGCAAAAAGCGCACGCGCGAGCTTGAGAAGGAACTCAAAGCGGCGACCGCTGAGTACATCAAGCAGAAAAAAGCACTCGCGGATCTCAGCGCCCAGGCTAAGGGCGCAGGCATCGACATCACGAAGCTTTCGGGTGAATCGAAACGCCTCGGTGACGCGCTCGCGTCTCTCGACAAGCAGCGCTCCGGCCTGCTCTCGGTGCAGGCGAAGACGAAGCAACTGGGCGACTCGATGGAGAAGCTCAAGACCGGTGTGGGACGCGTTGGGGAAGCGTTCGAGCGCGACTTTGGCCGGGCGTCAAAAGCCATCGGGCTCGTTATTGCGGGCGCGGCCACCGCGGGTTTCGCGGTCTACAAGCTCACCCGCTCGTTCGTCGATTCGGGGAATGAGGTCATGAGCCTCGCAAGCTCACTCAACACGACGACGGCGGCGCTCCAGACGTGGCAGTTTGCGGCCAAGCAGGCAGGCGTCCCTGACGATAGTTTCCGCTCGGGGATTGGACAGTTTCAAAGGTCAATCGAAGACGGCGCCAAGGGCACAGTCGAGGCGCTTAGCAAGTTGAATATCAACTACGCCCGGCTGAAGAAACTTCCGGTTGGGCAGCAGCTTCTCGTCATCTCCGAGAAGTTCGCAAAGTACAAGGGTGAAGCCAACAAGGCCGCAATGGCGCAGGCAATATTTGGCGAAGCTGGTCTCCGCCTCCTGCCGGTGCTGAACAAAGGCGCGGAAGGCATGGAGGAGATGTA